TAATTACTCTAGCACCACGCTCAAGTAAAGCGATTGTAGTTCCAACTGGCATCTCTTGTTTACCATCACCTACACCAATATCACTTGTTCCTACAAATTTTTGTGCCGCCGATACAACAAATCCCATTAGTTCAAATAAAGTTCTACTTGGTTCTTTATAAGGTAAAGGCATTAATACTGAACGTAAATCTCCTCCCGGAACATCTACATCTCTAAATTCTCCAGGACTCAAAGGTTCACTATCATTTGCAATTCGCATTCCTCTTGCTTTAAAACCTGCTGGCATATTTGCCAATGTACCTGCATCTATTAACTGTCTGAGGTTCGCTGTCGCTGTTCTACTTAAATTACCTATCATATGAATTAATCCAAAACCATAAAAACCTAATCCTGGAGTAAATTTATATTGTACAAAATGTTGAATCTTTTGCCTTTGTATATCGTCTGGCATAAAATTACGGCGAACACTCAACACATCACTTGTATCACTACAAACAGTTACAATGTATGGTAATTTTATGCCAGTCTCTTCACCCTGTTCATCTTTATCTGTATATTCTTCTATATCTAAATAACAATGGCACTCGTACAATGTAAATTCTTCATCATAAGAATTACTGCTCGTACCCGAAATTTCATTATACTTATCGGTAATTTGGTCAGCTTCTTCAGCAGAATTACCTTTCATATCTACATTACTGTAAATTCCATTCCGTTGTTGTTTTTTAAGTTCATTCTCACTTATTTTTATAGTATGCGTTACTCTCTCAGCACTGCGTAAATCAGTTGCTGTGTAAGGTACTACTAATTCTTCAGCAGGGATAAACTTACTTACAGGTCTACCTAATACTTCATCGCGATAAACCTTTTTAAACGCACTACCAGCAAGACCTAGAAAATATAACATCTGATCAAACTCAGGCTCGTATTCTTCCATCTGGTACATAACCATATAATTCATGTACTCAGTTACTCGTTTTGCTTGTTTTTCAACTTCTGGGGTAGAAGTTCCTACTATATGAGCTCTCACTGGACCACCACTCGGCATCATCTCTTTATATGCCCCAGCTTGAAACTGAGTAACAGCTTCATTTAGCATAGGGTGGATTACTCCAGTCGCACCCTCAAAAGGTTCACTACGTTGCTCATAACGTAAACCAAGTAAATCTAATCCTTTTGTATAACCCTCTTCCCATTCAGAACGGCTATTTTTATCTTCTTCTACAGAATCTAATATATAATCGGAAATTTCATTTAAACTATCTTCAGATAAATTATCTACAAGATTATCAAAAAAGTTTTCTGGCTCACCACCCATAGGGGTTTCTTCATCGCCAAATTTTATTTCTACACCACCTTCATCATCTTCTTCTATTTCAAAATCTACCTGCTGAGATTCTTGTTCCAGTAAATCATCTTCTTCTAAACTCAATGTTTGGTTAGGGGCTTCTACAAGCGAGCGGTCTACATTACTTGGACGTGGTGAAATAGCCATTAGTAATAAATCCTTTCTTTAGGTATTGGATCCTCATCTTGATAATCCTCTGGGTGAGTTATAAACCCTCCCTCTCTAAATCTTCTCAAAGCTTGGGACATCGTATCAACATAATCATCGTGTTCTCCTGCAGGAAACGCTGCACACTCTTCAACAACATCTTCAGCCCATGATGTATCTGGATACCATACTAACCCACTTTCGAACAAAGGTGCAACAGAATTTACTCGACTTATCTTATCATTTCCTCTACTAGGAGAATAATTAGTGACGGGGATCCCCATCTGCCTCAGTTCTTGGGTCAATGGCATACCCGAAGCTTTTGCCTCAATTAAAACCATTTCTGGTTCCCAATACTTATATTCTTCTAAAGCTTTCCGTCTTAGTTCTGGAAAATCCCATCTACCCTTTCTCGCATCAACAAGAATAATGTTTGGGGGTTCACCCTCCTTTGGGTAAAAAACACCCCATGTTGTTATCGCACTATAATCAGCTGACTCCTGTTTACTAAATGCCGTATCATAACTCTGCATTACATATTCTAAAGAAGGTAACTCTTTCTTTTCCCACTTCTTCCACCAATCACGCTTAATTATCGCACTGACATCGCTCGTAGGATTCTGCTGCCACTGAGCTTCCCACTTACCAACTGACAAACTTCCCTTTACGGCAAGTAAATCTTCCTTCTTCCAAAACTCACCCCATAAAGGTTCATCATTCGGCATTAACGCAGGAAACTCTATTATCTCCCATTTATCAGCCAGTATATCTCTCGCTTGCTGTCTTAATAATTTACCAGTTAAATCATTCTCAGCCCATCGCGTCATCACAATTACTATCGTTCCTCCTGGCTGCAATCTCTGTCGCGGACCAGAAGTATACCATTCATAAGCATGTTCTAAAGCCGTCGGACTTAAAGCATCTTGCTCGGAATGGGGGTCATCAATAATTAATAAATCCGCACCTCGACCAGTAACCGCTCCTCCCACTCCAGCAGCAAAGTACTCACCACCTTTATCCGTCTCCCAACGACCTGCTGCTTGGGAATCCGAACGTAAAGTTACTTTTGGAAAAACTTTTAAATATTCTTGGCTATTCATTAAGTTACGAGTCTTACGTCCAAAACGAAAAGCAAGCTCAGCCGTATGCGTTGTCTGCATAATCTTTAACATAGGGTTCCTACCCATTAACCATGCTGGAAGCATAAAACTCGCAAATTCACTTTTAGTATGTCTAGGGGGCATGTTTATTATTACACGCTTTAACTCTCCCGTCGCCACTCGATTAAACTTTTCTGCCATAATCTTATGGTGGCGTCCATGGATAAATCCATCCCAAGTCTGCTCCACGAAAGTTAAAAAATCTTTCTGGGCTAACTCGGAATCTTCCATCTCCTTCGCTCTCTGCATTAAGTTCGCAAAATGCTTTAAACGATCCTCTGGTATTAAATCAATATCCATAGCCATTATTTTTTTATATATCAAAAATTTTTATAGAGCAATGAACCTATGACCTTTTCTGGATAAGGGGGGTACTGGTTTAATAATTTTTTGACGTCACAAATTTTGCGAGGAACATGGCAAGCCCCCTTGATAGGGCTTGCCTAAAAGTCTCTAGGGGGGGCGTCAAAAAACCCTGCTAGCCTATAGGTTAGCAGGGCTAGGGGGTAACCTAAGTTACTTAGTTGTTGTTGGCATAGTGCTAACTAGTTTTATAAAAGGTGTACCCCAACTGCTACTGCTAGGGCTATAACCACCATTTAACAGGGCTAATAAACAATTAGGTTTTTTACTGCTATGCCCCAAAGGTTTGCCAACTGCTAGGCTAGTACTAACCAAATTACAAACCTTACCTGTTTGCTTATTTTTAACACCAAATAACATTGCATTTTGTATTATAGCCCTAACCCCATTAGGTTTACCACCATAACCAAATGGTACAGGGTTATTTGGTTGGTTTGTTTTAACATTAGGTAAGCACACTATTTGTGCGTTAGCCATACTACCACCACAATTATTATTAATAAAAGCCCATAGGTTAGCATAGGTTATTTCCTTACCTGTATTTGTTAAAGTTGCGTATGTAGTTGTTGGTGCTGTATTAGGTGCTACCTTACCTGTTGTTTTAGTATTTTGCATTTTATACCCCTTTGGTTAATGCGTTTAAGTTGTTATTATATAAACATTTATTTGTAATTTTTGCAAAACCAAAATAGTAGTTCTCTATATATAACCCCTATGTTTATGCTTATGATTAGACCTCTCTAATTCCATCCTCTCATCGGGGAAATCTTCGGGAATCCTCATCCTCTGGTCGGGGAAGTCATCGCGAATCATCAGTGGTTAAAATCAAAAAAAGAGGGGACAGTCGCCTGTCGCCCTCGTGTTAGATGTTAAGCTTTGACTACGAGCTTGATGTATGGAGTCATCCAGTATTTGCTGGACGGTGAGTATCCTCCGTGCATCAGAGCATGTAGACAAGTAGGCTTTTTGCGACTGTGTCCAAGAGGAGCAGCTTTATTGAGTATGGTCTTAAGGGACATATCCTTGTCCTTGCCGACACCGAATAATAACCAATCCTGAATCATTTGTCGGACCCCTCCAGGCTGACCTCCGTAACCGAATGGGACAGGCTTGTCACTTTTTAAGTCACAGTTATCAAGTGGAACGACCACTACGTTAGATTCTTGACCTCCTGCATGCTCCTGGACAAACTTCCAGATATCATTGTAGGATAGCTCCTTGTCAGTCACTTTTAACTCAACTGATTTTACAGTTTTAATTGGAGCGTCTAAGGTTAATGATGCCTTAGTCATCTTTTTAGTAGTTTTAGTCATTGTAATCCCCTTTCTACGAGATCAAGTTAAATTATAGCCATTTGCTATGATTAAAGAATAGCAATTAATTTCTCTAGTTACAAGTCTATTATTGTCCTATTTATTCGTTTTTTGTCCTCAGTTTAGACAATCAATCTGGCGTCATCCTCTTTCTTCTTCTTTGTCCTCAATCATCCTCTTTCCTCGGTGAAGAGAAACGATGACGCGAGGATGAAAGACGATAGAGGATGATTGATGAGAAACTAATCGTTGTCAGGACGACGCGAGGAGAGTAGAATATGATTGATGATACCCGTCCAGTCGTACGGGATTCTTGTCTCAAAATCAGGAGTCATGTCATCCTCCATCATCGGGGAATCTATCCAATGCCGAGCTCGCCAACCCCCAAATAATTTGAGCGACGAGGAAGAGAGATGATGAACCAAGTTCCAGACATGTCCTGATTGCGAAGAATATTGAGTTTGCCAGAGAATTTGGTGGGGAGACAAATTGATAGACTTTAATGACTTTAACCTGTGGACTTTCAATTCTAACCAAAAAGCATGACCATCAATTATGCCA